GATCTTAGTGCTGATCTTAGTGCCTAAGGAAGCGGCACTCGAGGACATTCATGTCCTCGACATAGGCTAACTTACTGTTTTTCAACGTCTTAGTTAGCCTCTTCTTCCGCTAGTTGAGTTCTTCTTCCGGGGAAGATTCCTCCCTAAGAAGCTCTGTTAAGATACAACCCCCGGAATAACAACATCCACACCATCAATCGGGTCACCCTTAACACCGTTAATCACAGCATTACCGAGCTTTGATCCTCCAAGTACCCAAGCATCTCCAAGGCACTTGCTGACAAAGATAGCTGGATCATCAACACTATCCGCAGGATGGTCCGTAACACGCACAGAAGCCCTTTGATTCCAGTGGCTCCTGATGACTTCGGTATCAACTACCGTACCTACCTTATTCACATCATTACTGATGTCAGCCAGGTCTGCTGTAAGTACTGAAGCAACCATAATAGGTCTCCTTAGTCATCATATTTAAAAGCTAGTACTAGCTCTCATTAGCTAATATAGCCAGTAAATCTTCTTCAGTTCCAGAAGAAGAAGAACTCTCGGGATTAACTATCTTCTTCTGTGCACTTTTCTTAAATGAGGGTGCTTTAGGTCTAGAAGTTCTCTTAGTAACTCTCTTATTCGTACTCTTAGGAACGTCTTTTAAAAAGTTATTTAAATATCCTGAAGTAAATTCCAAAGTACAGATAATTTCATTCATCACCTTGGTATTAAGTCTCCCGGAATTAATACTTTTCCTTAATATTTCCTTAAGTTTAGAAGCTTCTTTGGACTCTGTATTAGGAAAAAGGTCCGGTGTTAACAGGGGGAGAAAGTAATACGGGTTTTCTTCCATTCTGGTAGTTCCGTTGGTTTCTCAGGGTTAAATTCTGGTAATTCTTCTTTGAAAAGCGCTTATTTCGCTGACTAGGAGTCCTTGAAAGGGCTTTATTAGGCACTATTCCGGCCTTTTTGGGCACTTTAGTGACCATCTTGGACTCAGGAGGTCCATCTGCCCATGAATTCATGAATTCTAGGAGTTCATCGGTACTTTTTTGTTGAATTCGGATTTCTTCATCAACTGCTAGGTGCTCTACCCAAGGACGTACTGCCCCTGCCAGAGAATCCAATCTGTCATCATGAAGAAGTGAGTTCCTGTCTCTGGATAACCGGGTTAACTGGTTAATCAGGGTATATACAGTCCGTTTCTCCACGGGGTACTTCTGTACTGAATGCTGGTCCTGAATTAATACATTCTTGTTAACAATTAAGCGGTGTCTTCCTATAACAGGCTCTAAGGTATCTATTATCCTTAGTTCCTTCTGTCCTGACTCCCTGATGTCCTCTATTGCAGGTGATCCCGCTAGACCTCTATCCCTGTAGTACTTAAGGAGGACAGGTCGCCACATCTGTGCAAAAGCACCCTCACCGAAGTTAGATTCCACATGGATAAAGTTAGGTTTGTGCTTATAAGCGAATTCACTCAGTTCCTCGAAGACTCCAGGTGAGTAACCTCCGGGTAAAGGCAGCTGAGCCATAACAAAGATGTACCCGTGCAGGAAGTAAGTACAGGTAGCTACGGTTTCATCTCCGTTACTACCCCCTCCTGCGGTATCCACATAGATACCTCTGTTTTCATACGCATACACGGTTTCACTGACTGTAAATGGGTAATACAGGTGCGTACCATCCGGTATTCCCTGTATTTTTACTCGTCTGTTAGGGTCCGGTAGCCAGTTGATCTGTCCGGGTGCTATGTCCTCATTGAGGTCCATAACTACCAGATCAGAGCTTTTCAGTGGGTACCTGTCTTCATCCATAAGACGGGTATTAAGCATGTGCTGAAGCTGGAAGTAAGCCATGCCTTGATCGAGTTGTTTCTTTGTCAGAGCTTCTTCAGGCATGATAATAGGATCAACAGGCTGTCCTTGATCTCCTAGTGGACCTCCGCCTGTCATTAGCTCCGGATTCTTCCTCATCCTCTCCAGAAGCATCGGAGCCAGGTGATCTTTGTAGTTACCGAGTTGTTCCTTATTAGGATACCTACCGGGCCATATTCTTATCTGATAACCACGACCCGGAAGAGCGTTATAGATACTGTCTGTGGTCTGAGGAGTCCCCATGTAAGCAATCCGCCCGTGCTGGCAGATTGAAGTGAAATCCTTAGACAGGTGCATCAATTGCTGACGCTGTATCTCAGTTAGCCCGTTCTTACTACTTTCTATGTCATCCGGTATTAGCAGGTCTGCCCTTCTACCTTGCATATTAGCTGTCACACCTATGCAGGCTACTGAAGGAGACTTCTCCGGTCCTTTTAGCTGGTGATGAATATCAAAAGCCTTAGCACTTGCTCTGTCTCCTGCCAGACGGTCAGGACGCATACATTCCAGAATTTCCCAGTTATTAATAATCTGGATAACCCAGAAAGCGATCTCTTGTGCTACTTCTGCTCCAGCACTAAGAATAAGCACTCTGTAGGTAGGATCGTGTATGAGACACCACACACCGAAGATAGCAACTACGGTGCTCTTGGCTTGAGAACGTTGAGCTTGGACCATGAGGTACTGAGGTCCGAATTGGAGGTAATTCCCTATATCTATCTGTATATCAGTGCATTTGAAACCTAAGAGGTCTTCCATGCAGTCAATCAGGAAGGGTTCAAAGTTCCTGTACTCTGCCTGTAATGCTTCTAAGTCCTCCCATCTACTAGCACTTTCTTTATTACGCAGGTGTGCAGGTAAGGCAGAACTCATTTCTTATCCTTCTTCATACTCTTGATTAACTGGGATGCGTGGGATTTCACCTGCTTATCCCGTATAGCTACATCGGTGCAGTTAATTCTTGCTAGGTACCTTACACCTAAGAAGCTCTCCATATCAAAGCTACAGCTCTCTACGGAATCTGCGGCTATAAGAGTACAACTAGCGATTGAAGTACTGGTTAATATCAGCACGCAAAGGATTAGGGGGTTCTTCGATGTACGCATCCTGCACTGCCTCTTCCCAGTTAAAGGAATAAGTGATGTCTGTTACGGAGAACCTTCCAGTACTGAGTGACACATTCCATCCCTCTCCTTGTAGGGACTGGAGTAAACCTTCTGGAGTTTCCTGTGTTGTTATAGCGGATATAGAGAACTTCCATGTGTAGCTATCAGGTGGCTCAGGTTCCCAATCGTCCCCTTTATCAATATTGAACAAGAAGCTATCGGTGCCACTCCCGCCTGCCGGGTCGATGATCGGATAGCCCAGAGCGTCGATGCTTACAGCCCACCCGTTAGCCTCGGTGGTCTCCTTGAAGGAGAACTGGTCCCCTTCCTGAACGCTCTGCCCGAAGTATATGTTGTTCGGATCGTTGGCGTGGGTGAGGTCTTGGACCTCGTGGATGCCGGGGTGGGGGGATATACCAGCAAAGCCCCATTCGTAGGGTCCAATGTCCCACGCAGCACCAGCGGCAGGGGCGTTCCGGTCGTTACCTTTAACGTCAAGGGAGCTTCCGACGTATGCAGACGCGTCATCCCCCGTATCAACCAACTCGACAGGACCAGACTCCAGGTCCACCGGAGAGAAGTCACCTCCTTCAGAATCAACCCACCACTGCCGTTGATTAGCTATGGGTACTTGCTGGCTGTCTTCACGAGGGCCGGCGTTGCTGGCCTCATGGTATACGCAGTTATCAATAAGCCCGCCTGTAATATGTCCTGCGATAATGCAGTTCCTTACCGTCATTTCAGGTCCGTTACCCGGCCCCCCCACTATAGGATAGTCAGCAACTAATACCTCCGGGTTAGCATAAAAAATGCTGTTTGCTATCTCTGTTATGGCTGGCCCCGATGACGACCTGAAAACCAATCTTGAAGCTATGGATGGAGTAGGGTACTGCCCGTACCGAAATGTCGAGTTATAAATAGAGAGGGTGTTAGCGGCTGATGCCACTTGGTTAATGGCGTAAAGCCCTGCTGTATCGGGAGACGCTGAATTAAGCGTTATCCCAACACCATCTAGCTCAAGACCTGCATTGTTCCACTGGGTGCGAATAATTCTTGAGGCATGTGGGGCCACGCAGAGGGGAGACGTTTCCATCTTCAGCTTTTCAAGCCGAAGAACAG